CCGAACTCGTCGAGTTCTTCGTCAAGTACTATGCCGAACCGGGGCAAACGTACCTCGACCCGTTCATGGGTCAGGGTGTGCAGATGCAGGTCGCGCATCGGCTCGGCCTGCACTACTGGGGGTTCGACGCATGCGCGAAGTTCGTGCGGTACATCGAAGCGGTGCGGGCGAAGCTCGGCCCGACGCCGACCCGCATCGAGGTGTTCCACGGCGACAGCCGCGACCCCGCCCGAATCCCCGACGGCATCGGTGACTTCTCGTTCCACAGCCCGCCCTATTGGGACATCGAGCACTACGACGACGACCCGGCGCAGCTCGGGGTCGGCAAGTCCTACGAGCAGTTCCTCGACGGGATGCGCGATGTCGCGCGGGCGTGGTTGCCGAAGTTCAAGCCCGGTGCGTGGCATGTCGTCAACGTGTCGGACTTCCGCACCGGTGGGCAGTTCTACCCGTATCACACCGACACGATCGAGGTGTTCACCCGCGCGGGGTGGGCGGTGCATGACCAGTGGATCGTCGAAGGGCTCATCGCCGGGTTGCCCAAGGTGTTCGCGGCCGACTTCAACACGAAGCGCATCGCTCCCCGTGTGCACGAGTATGCGATAGTCTTTCGGAAGCCATGATGACGCCCGCGGTTTACTGTGCATCAGCCATCGTCGAAGGGCCGTTCACCGACCCGACGGCGGCGTGGTTCGAGTTCGTGTCGTTGTGCAACGGCATTGCCGGGATGACGGTGCTGACCTCGACCCGGTTCGACTTCCCCGGCGGTGGCGTGTCGGGCATCGTCGTCATCGCCGAATCGCACGCGGCGCTCCACACGTGGCCCGAGCTTGGTCGCGCCTGGGTCGAGCTGGCGACGTGCGGCGTCGAGTCCTCGGTCGAGGAGTTCAAGCACCGCATCGAACGCAAGTGGCGGGTCGTCGGCGGTTGGCAGTACATCCGACCCCGCCGCGACGGATGATCGATCATCCGTCGCGGGTTGCACCGCCCGGCGGCGACGCGGTAGCCTTCCCGCATGGCTGACGAGACACCCAAGGCCCCCAAGCTCCCGCACACCATCGACATCGGCGGCGTCAAGTACGAGGTCGATGATACGATCCACGAGGTTGACGCCCCGGCGACGGCCGGGGTGCCCGGCGCAAAGATGCGGGTCAAGTACGCCACGCACGAGGGCAAGCGGGTGCGCTTGCTGGTCGATGTCGTGGTGCCCGGTGGTGCACCCGTGGGCGTGCCGTCGGGGTTCCCCGAGGACGTGTACCGGCTCGCGGCGGCGAACGCGACACGTTGACAACCGAACACGCACCCCAACAGGAGGATAGGGATGCAACATCGAATCGTGGTCTGGGACCCGAGCGGGAAGTTCCCGGTCGGCGACATCATCGAGGGCGAGAAGGCGATCGGCCTGCTGCACGGTCACGGCGGCGTGACGTTGCCGGTCGAGCCGCACCTACTCGGCCGCAACGCGGTGTCGGGGTTCTTCCGCCGGGATTGGGGCCGCGGCACCCCATACACCCGGCTCGTTGGCACCCGCGGGTGTCCGATGCTGATCTACGTCGTGCCCGACTTCGGCACCATCAACTGGGCGATGCGGCTCGAACCGGTGCCCGAGGCGACCGAATCCCGCGGTACGTTCCGGCTCGCGATGCACAGCGGGCAGGTCGGCACCATCTCGGGCGGCCTCGCGGCCGATAGCTCGGTCATCGAGTACGCCGACCGGCCGGTCGACCCGCACGGCGGGGTGACGGTCATCGGGTCATCGAAGCTGAACTGCACGATGGAGGGCTACCTGGGCCTCAGCATCTACGGCACCGCCATCGGGTTGCGGGTGCTGTGGTCGGCGGTGTCGCAATCGCGGTAGACTTCCCGCCGAAGTGACCGACGGCTGACACCTTGCCCCGGCGAGTGGTAGGCTCGCCGCATGGCAACCAAGTTCCTGCTCAACACCACGCGCATCGGAACGACCACGCACAACGCCGGGTCGACGTTCGACACGGTGACGGAAGCGGCGACGATCGCCCGGCTCGAATCCGCGGGCGGCAAGCTCGTCGACCCGACGCCCAAGATCATCAAGGCGGCATCGATCGCGATTGCCCGACGGTTGAAGGGCGATGATGTTCCGGCCGTCGATGCGTTGATGGGCGCGGCGGCTGAAGGGGGCGGTGGCGGGACAATCAACTGGCGGCCGGATGGCGCGGGCGATGCCGTGACATGGGCCGAAGTGATGATGTTGCTCGCCGAGTTCGGGTATGGCGAGGCGACGATCCTGGCGAGCCAGTTCGGCGGCCCGTATGCAATCCCGCCGGGCATCTATGACGTGAAGGGTGCGACGTTCGAGGGCATCCTCGGCAACGCATCGGGAACCATCGTTGACGTTGCTGACGGCGCGGTGCTTCATGATTGCCTTGGCGTGCGTGGTGGGGTTGCGCTCGCGTTGCACGGCACGAGCGGCCCGGCGTTGACGTTCACGCAACCCGGCGGCGGATCCCCGGCGTCGTTCGCGATCGAAAAGGATGCGTTCGTTGCCAACTTCGGAACGGCTCCCGCGATCGTTGTGCCCGATGCGACCCAGTTCGTGGTGGCGGGCATTAACGGGGGATCGTTCGGCGCCATGGGCGGACCCCCGCAAGGGCCCATCGTGCGCGCGGGGATCGGAAGCGTGATCATCGGTGCGTGCATCGCCGGTTCGACGTGGATCGACGGGTGGCTTGTGAACGATGGGGTGGACCCTACCGCCGTGTTCGCCATGCAAACCGATGGCACGTTCGAGCTTCCGGCGATGCCGGGGTTTGCCGGGGCGGTGGCGAACATTGCGTGGGGCTACAACGGCGGAGGTGGACCGACGGCGTTCCGCCCGGCGACGTTGTTCGGCCCGGTTCCCGTGGGGTGTCTGTACTATGACACCACGATCGGCGCGCACGTGGTGTGGAACGGCGCGGCATGGGTGGCGATCGGCGGAGGTGCTCCCCCGGCAGGCACCCCGAACACGGTCGCCTACTTCGACGGTGCCGGGGCGCTCGGCAGTGATCCGGCGCTGTTCGCTGGCGGGCTCGACCCCTACGGGCGGCCGCAGCTTCGCGACATCCGACAGGGCGTGCTACCGGCGGCGAACGCGGTGTGGCGTCAAGGCGCGTGGCAGGGCGACGGAGACGCGACGAACGTCGAGGGCGACGGCATCGTGGTCTATGGCAAGGACCCGGTGAGCGGATTGCAGGACGGGGCCAACGGTGCGTTCGCCCGCGTCAAGTGCGACCGGTTCGCGGTGCGGCTCATCACGGGCGGGGTCGATGTCGGGTACGGTTGGCGGGTCGACCTCACCGAGTTCTACTTCAAGGACAACGCCGGGGCGAAGACGTGCACGATCGCACGGCTGACGGGCCGGGCGTGGTTCGCCGAGTTCGTGGCCCCATCCGGTGCGACACTGAGCCGCCCGGCGGCACCGGTCACGGGGTCGATGTTCTTCGACACGACCATCGGCAAGCCCGTGTGGTGGACCGGTGCCGGTTGGGTCGATGCGTCGGGTGCACCGGCGTAGTGACCGACCGCCGGGTGCGGTGGTAGGCTTCCCGCATGCCCGGCTATCTCACCACAGGTGCGTTGCGCCCGAACGTCGTTGGCATCGGCGTGCCGACCGACTTGCGACCGGTCGCCCCATCGTCGCTGTTCATCGACGGCATGACCGCGCTCGCGGTTGCGACCGGCGGCCTGTTCGCCTGGGACTCGGCCTCGCTCACGCCCGATGACGGGGCGACGGTCATCAAGCCCGACGATCTCGGAGTGATCGACCCCGGCCGGTGGAAGAAGGTCATCCTCGCGGCACCGGCGCAGCCACCGCCCTTGCTGTTCGGTCTCGTCGGCCCGTACAACGACGCGAACGTGCCCGGCACGTTCGACCCGCCGGTGCTCATCGAGATGGCGGCGACCATCAACACGGTGTCGCTGCTGCGGCGCGACCCCGGCACCGCGGGCAACACGACCATCGACGTGCTGGTCAACGGGTCGAGCATCTTTGCGTTGCCTGTCGATCGTCCTACGGTGTCATCGGGTGCGGGTTCGTTTGCAACCGACTCGAAGGTGCCGACGGTCGGCGGGGTGCTTACGCCCGGCGACATCGTGGAGGTCTACCTTGTCGACAAGGAAACGGGCGACGCGACGCGACCGCAGGGCATCCGGGTCGCCATCAACCTGACGTGAGGCACAACGATGGGCACCATTTATCCGGCACAGCATCGCAACGCAGTCACACCCCGAACCGAACTCACGTGGCAGGCCGTTGTTGCGGCAGTCATCTACGGTTGGGAAGCCGACTTCGGGTCAATCGTCGGCGGCGAAACGGTCACGATCCAGGTGGCCTATGGGGTGCCAACACTCATCACGATGCTTGCTGGCGACAACAGCGACATCGGCGTGCGTGACCGCATCAACGCGACGTTCCCCGGCCTCGCATCGGTGCAGAACGGGCGAATCGTCCTCACCGACCTCGCGCAGGTTGCCGTGACTTCGATCTCGCAGGCCGACTTCTTGCTCATCGGATTGCCCGAGCTCGGGGTCGACACGGCGGCACCGGCATCGAACCAGATCCGGCCCCAGTTCGACCCCAATCCGGGGTCGGATTGGTTCTCGGTCGACTACATCGACTTGCCCGACAACGCGAACAAGCTCGGGGTGTGGGTATATCTCGCGGGAAACGACGAGGATAGTCGGTGGGGTGCCGAATGGGGCATCGTGTGGAGCAACGGTGTCGATGGCGAACCGCCTTACACCGGAGCTGCGTTCGGTGCCTACACGGAGGTCATCAACCCAGCATCAGTGTTTCCGTCGATGGCCGATGAGTTTTCATCGCAAGCCGAAGGCTACTTGCAGTTATACCACACGGTGGGTGCCTCCAACGGGGTCGGGTTCCGACGCATCTACGAGGTCGACGTGCCGATTGGGGCGACCCGTGCGCGGGTGTTCGTGCGTGGGGTGGCGAGCAACGGGGCGACTCCGTACACGCCTGCGAACCCGCCACCACGACGACCGCCGGTGTTCGGTGCCGCGCTCATCGGAGGTGCGCGATGACGATTCGGCGATTATCGGCCCGCTACTTTCTTGACGATGCACCGAAGATGTTTGGCGGAATTCGTGTCGGTGGTGGGGGTGGCGCATGATGGCATCGGTGCGGGGTATCGTAGGGGCGACGGTGCTTGTGCTCGCTGAGAAACTCACCGACCTCGGCGAGCGTATCATCGGCATGCACGACACCGAACCACGCATGCCCGAACACGGCGATGGTGTCGACGCGATGCCAGTGCAGGACCCGATCACACCGGAGGCCGCGGCGATGCTCGAACCGCGGCCTCGACCGACACCGCCCGCACCCGCGCGGCAACCGCCCGCGGGTAGCGTCGAGGCGCGCATGATGAAAGCGAGGGCGTTCTAATGGGCAACGTGTTCGCACTTCCGACGCAAGGCCCGATTCAATCGGCCGGCGCGGTGACCGGCCCCGGCAAGTCGACGCTCGTGCCGTCCTCGTTCGGCATCAACGCGACGACGTTCGGCGAGTTCAGCGCCAAGTCGTTCGTGTCGTCGGAACGATACCGCGAGTTGGAGTTTCGCGAGCGGTTCTACCGGTGCACGCAACACGACGGCAAGATGTTCGACTTTTCGGGGCGCATGATCCGCCCTGGCCCGCCGACATCGCAGCCGATGCTCGCGATGCATCAATCGCCACACTACGTGCCGCTTGAGATGCGGCGGCCCAACGCGCCCTACCGGCTCGCGCGCATGATCGTCAACGCCTTCACCGGGTTGCTGTTCGGGCACGACCGGTGGCCCACGATTCAGGACAACGACCCCGCGACGCAGGACTTCGCGCAGGCGCTCGCTGTCGAGGCGAACCTGCCAACGGTCATGATCCGCGCACGCAACATCGGCGGGTCGGTCGGCACGGTCGGGTTGTCGTGGCGGTTCGTCGATGGCGTGCCGCGTGTAACCACGCACAACGGTAAACACCTGTTTGTGCACGAATGGTTCGACCGCGACGAGTGCATTCCGTCGCACGTCTCGGAGGTGTATCAGTTCCCGCGTGATGTGTTCGACCGCGAGAAGAAGCAGGTCGTGCGCAAGTGGTTTTGGTTCCGACGTGATTGGACTTTGATCGCCGACGTACAGTTCGAGGAGGTCGAGGCGGGTGACAGCGAACCCGATTGGCGCATCGACACCGCCCGCTCGTTCATTCACAACGACGGGTTCTGCCACTTCGTGTGGGTGCAGAATCTGCCCGAGGACGACGCGACGAACGTCGACGGGTCGTGCGACTACTCCGATCTCTACGAGTCGTGCAACTCGATTGACGTGCTCAACTCGGTCATCATGCGCGGGGCGTGCCTCAACCTCGACCCGACGTTGAAGCTCAAGATGGACCCGCAGCTCGTGTCGCGGTTCGGGGTGCGCAAGGGCTCCGACAACGCGCTCGCGGTCGGCAAGGACGGCGATGCTTCCTACATGGAGTTGTCGGGTGCGTCGATGTCGGTCGGCATCAACCTGTTCGAGGCGCAACGCAACGCCGCGCTCGAAACGGCGCAGTGCGTGCTACCCGACCCGAACACCATCACGGCGGCCGGAACGTCATCGGTCGCGCTCCGCATCGTGTACGCCCCGATGCTGTCGAAAGCATCGATCATGCGGACGCAGTACGGGCGTGCCATCGAACGATTGCTCACGCAGATGGTCGATAGTGCGCGCAGCCGATACGGCACCGCTGCGGGCGAGCAGGAGGTCGACTTCGAGCCGGTCGATGACACGGGCACGTTGCGCGAGGTCGCGCGACCGGTGCACTACACCTTGACGCTCCCGCCGCGCATCGAACGCGAACCGGTCGTCGACCCGTTGACGGGACTGCCGACCGGCGAGATTCGGGTGCGCGAGGTCGAGCGCGAACCGGGGTCGGGGCGCAACATCAAGGTCGCGTGGCCCGAGTTCTTCAAGCCGACGACCAACGACATGCAAGTCACCACGCAAACCATGTCGGTCGCGGTCGGCGGTAAGCCGGTGCTGTCGCAACGCGCGGCGGTCGACATCATCGCGCGGGCGTACAGCCTCGACTCCGACGCGGTGTTCGGCGAGATCGTGAGCGAGGCCCAGGCGGCGAAGGCGGCCGAGGCCGAGATGTTCCCCAGCACCGGCGGTGAGGTGACACCGCCCCCCGAGGAGGAGTTGAACCCGGTCGAGGCCGAGCAGACGCAGAAGGTCGCGTTGACCGCATCCGACCTCGCTTCGATCGTCTCGGTCAATGAGGGCCGTGCGTCGGTCGGGTACGGGCCGCTGCTCAAGCCCGATGGTACGCTCGACCCCGACGGCGACCTGACCATCGCCGAGTTCCAGGCGAAGCGCGAGGCGAAGGGCGCGAAGCTCGGCGAGGCGATCGGCGAGGCCGAATCCCCGCCACCGCCGCCACCACCCCCACCGCCCCCCGAACCGGCGGCACCGCCCGGCGCACCAGCGGCACCAGGAACGGCCGCACCCGCGGCACTCGCCCCGACACCCGAACCGCCGGGTGGAACCCCGCCAGCGACCCCGCCACTACCCACCGGTTGACCCGCACGGATGATCGATCATCCGTCGCGCGGTATCATGCCCGGCATGACCGGTGAGGCGACGACGTGACCGACCCCGCGGCCGACCTTGTGCGGCAGTACATCGACCGCAACCGGACGATGGCGAAGAAGTACGCCGACGCGGCGTACACCCGCCGGGTGAAGGCGACGTTGCAGGCGGCCGAGAAGGAGCTGGTCGCCCGCATCGACGCGGCGGTCAAGCTCGGCCGCAACGACACGTTCGAGGCCGTGCAGGCGCAGGCCGCGCTCAGGCAGCTTCGCGACACCCTCAAGGGCGTCAACGCGGCGATTGCTGGGACGGTCGTCGACACCGGCAAGGTGGTCGCCGAGACGACGGCGAAGACGACCGTCGACTTTCTCACGAAGTCCGAACGCAAGTACCACGGGATGGCGGCGGCATCGGCGTTGCGGCTCGACGAGGCCGCGGTGCTCGACCGGGCGGTGTCGGGCTACCAGTCCTCGCAGTTGTACCGGTTGCGTGGGAGCGGTGAACCGGGTGCGGAAGTGACCGCACCGCACCGGGGCAAGCCCGGCATCCTGCAACGGTACGATGATGGGGTGCTCGCCAAGTTCGAGGAGCAGTTGCGCACGCACTACCTCGCCCGCCGACCGTGGGCGGAAACGCGCGATGCCATCATCCAGCAGTCGCCGTTCCTCACCGGCAAGGAACCCGGTGTTGCGACGGTGTGGGCCGAACGAATCCTGCGCACCGAAACGGCCTACGCCAACAACCGGGCGAACTGGCAGACGATGAACGAGGCCAACGAACAGCTCGGCGACGGGGTGAAGATCCTATGCGCGACATTCGATGACCGCACCGCGGCCGACTCCTACGCGGTGCACGGGCAGATCCGGCGGCTCACCGAACCGTTCGACACGTGGACGGGTTCGTTCATGCACCCGCCCGCACGACCGAACGATCGCGAGGTCGTCGTGCCGCATCGGTTGTCGTGGCCGGTGCCCGACGAACTGAAGCCGAAGACCGACGCTGAGGTTGCGGCCCGGTGGCGGTACGAGAAGCGCAAGGGCGGCCCGCCCGCACGACCGAAGCTGTCGACGATTCCACCCGACCAGTTCGGCAAGCCGCAACCGCCGGTCGGTGCACCGCCGGGCACCCCGCCGACCGAATCGCCGGTGTCGCCCGAGGAGGCCGAGGCACGGCTCGCAGCGATGACCCAACGGGGCATGATCGACTCGCCGTTCGGCACGCCGATGGATGAGGATTCGGCACACCTCGCGCGACCCGACATCGTGCGGCAGATTCACGCGGGCATCGAGGACGCACCGATCCAACAGGTGACGCTCGACCGGCTGTTCTCCGACCGCACGACCATCGAGGCCGATTCGGTGCGGCCGTTCATCCGTGACCCGCACTTGGTGCGGGCGGGTCAACGGTCGGCGACGGGTGCGCTCGAAGACTTGCCGGTCATCGTGCGGCATCAAGGCATGCTGTTCGTGTACGACGGCGACCACCGACTTGCGGCCGACAAGCTGCGCGGGTTGCGTCGGACGGTTGCGCGGGTCGTCGACCTCGACAAGGGGAAGACCCCGCCGACCCCGCCGACCCCGCCGACCCCGCCGACCCCGCCGACCCCGCCGACGAAGCCGACGCCAACGCCACCAACACCGCCGACGCCACCGCCGAAGACGACGACCCCGACAACCCCGCCGACGGCACCGACGCCGCCACCGGCCCCGGCACCGAAGCCAGCAGGCAAGGCCGACCCGGCGCTCGCTCATCCCTCGCGACCGGAGCACACCCCGGAACACCACATTGCTGACGTGTCGGCAGTGCACGGGTACACGTCGGCGGGCATGAACGTCGCCTATGGGCGAGCGATGCTCGAACGCGGCATTGACATGCACGCCCACGTTCTCACGCAGCACGTCGAGAACTTCGCAAGGTCGGTCACGATGTCGGGTGCGTCATCGGGTGCGGCACGGTCGATCCAGCGAGTCACGCACTTGTTGCGCAAGCACGGGGCGAAGTCGATCCGCGACTTGATTGAGATGATCGAACGGCCGGAGTCGGGTGTCATTGCCGACGTTGATGAACTGCGGGCGGTTGCGGCACTCGGTTCGCACCTCGAACGCATCACGCGGCGTTCGACACCGGAACGGTTCGGCACGGCGAAGGTGTCGAAGGTCAAGGTCGGGCGCACGACACGGGATGCGGCGACACCCGAGGAACGTGCGCGGGCCATCAGCCGGGCCGAGGAGTTCATTCACGCGATGGTGGACGAGACGGTTGCGGTGTCGCCATCCGGGGCGATGCCCGCGTTGACGTTCACCGGGTCGCGCGGGTGCTATCGCACCTACTTCAACGCGATCGAAGCGTCGAACCGGATGGGCGTGCTCGAACACGAACTCGGGCACGCGCTCGAAGCGGGCAACGACACGTTGCGCGATTCCGCGCGGGCATGGCTCGCGAACCGCACGAAGGGCGAAAAGGCAACGTGGCTCGGGGCGGGGTATCGTCGCAACGAGAAGTCGCGGCGTGACAAGTTCCTGAGCAAGTACGTCGGCAAGGAGTACAGCGACGCAACCGAGGTCACCAGCATGGGGTTGGAGTACATCGTCAACGACCTCGTGTGGTTCGCGCGGGGCGACCCCGATCACTACCACTTCATCCTCGGTCAGCTCGCGGGCGGAAAGGTACCCGACCCGCCCCCCGCACCACCGAAGGCACCGACCCCGAAGAAGCCGCGTGCACCGCGCAAGTCGAAGACGAAGCCGACACCCGAACCGGAACCGACCGCGGAATGATAAGGGCGAGGTGACGTGATGGCGCGATGGGACTTCAGCGACGGCACGACGGTCAGCGACAACGGATTCGTCGACGGCACGTCGGCGTTCGCGGAGCACCTACGTGTTGGGGTGCGCAACGCCGACGACGGGATGCCACCGCCGGTGCACGTTGTACCGCCCCCCGCGGGGTCGATGCCGCTCGACGTTCGGTCGGTGTGGATGATCAACTTGTGGCTGCGTCAGGAACTCGATTGGTGGAACGTCGCACGCGACGACGACATCGAGATCGACACCGACTACAAGCCGACCCCGGCCGACATTCCGCCGACCGTGCAGGCGTTGCTCGACGAGGCAGCCGAGCAGGCGAAGACCGCCGACAACGACCCGCCCGACACCGTGTACTGAGGCCTCCCTTGTTGCACCCGTTCGCGGGTGGTAGCCTCACGGCATGGGAAAGCCGTTCCGCATCGAATCGACACCCGCAACGCCCCCTCGTGATGCCGCGGGGCGATTCACGCAGCTAACCCCTCCCGCGCCACCGCAGATCGTCGACGAGGCTCGGCGGTCGGGGCGTTCGGTCGACACCGTAGTGGCCGACGAACGTGTGCCCGATCATCCGGTCGCGAAGACGACGAAGGAGGCATCGGGCGGGTATCAGGAGCAGAACCCATGGCCGCCCGCAGGCCCGGTCAACGACGGCAACAAGAAGCCGATGCGGGTAGGGTGAACGATGACACGTTGACGCAGGCGACCGCGACGACGTAGCCTGCCACGGTGAGGTAGCAACATGGCGACGAAGCCCGGCGACGGAAAGACGAACCCGTTTGGTGACGGCAAAGGAGGCGCAGGCATGGGCAAGGCGGCACCGACCAACTTCTTGACGAACCCGCGCGGGAGCGGTGCGAGTGCCCCGAAGCCGCGCGACCTTCGCACCGCGCAGGCGCAGCCCGCGACGACCGGCGAGCAGCCGTCGATGGCCGACGCGGCACCCGCGGGGCTCATCCCGCAGATCGACCCGCCCGACGCCGAGGACATCGGCACGCGGCCGCTCGGGCAGAACGCCCACAAGCCTTTCAAGCTCGGCGGTTGAACCGGAACGGCGCGAGGTGAACCATGGGGCAGATCAACATGCAGGGGGCGCTCATCGGCGGCCCGCCCGCGGGCAGCGAGACGTTCCCGGCGTCGGTGTTCTCGGCGCCGCTGCGGTTGCGCACTGACCCCAAGGGGTTCAACGCGGCGACCGGGGTCCTTCAACAGCAGATTGCAACCGCCGTCGGGGTGTATGCCGCTCTGCCAGCGATTGGCACGGGCGGTGTCGTCACGAAGGGCAACACGTTCTACTTCAAGTCGAACGGGCCGGTGCTGCTGCGGCTCACGACCGACGATGGGGTGGGCGGCAACGTCGTTGCCGTGTTGCCTATCAACGGGCTCCACATCGTCGAGTTCGACGACACCAAGTTTCTGAAGCTCGCCGAGGTATCTGGATCGGCTCTCATCGAGTACTTCGCAAGCGGCCAATCGTAACGGGCCGGGAGAGGTGTTCAGCAATGGTCATCAAGGATGCGTTCAATCGGGTAAACCCGAACACGCTCGCCGACCTCATGCGGAAGGTCGGGCTCGGGGCAATCCTCCGCGGGCAGGTGCCGCAAGTGCTGCGCATGAAGACACCGGCGGCGTCGGCACGGGTGTTGGCGACGCTTCAGGCGTTCGCGCTCCCCGACGACTGCAAGGCAGCGCTCATCACGCGCGCCTACGCGCGGGCAACCGCCGCGGCGGGCACGCTCGGTGAACTGGCGATCCAGGCCCCGAACGCGACCCCGGCCGATGCACAGATCGCCATCGCCCCCAACGGCGACATCGTGGTGCTCGCGGCGAGCGCCTACGAGGAAGTGGACGTGGAGTTCATCCCGTCGCGCGGCGATGTCGTCGTGCTCGACGGGCAAGAGGTCGTGGCCGACCAGTTCGTCATCCCGGCGCAGTACCTCGCCCGCGGGGTCGTGTACCTCGTCGCGGCCGAGGCAACGGTCGGCGGTGCGACCGGCGAGAAGGTCATCCTCGCCCCGGCGGGTGTGCCCGCGGCGGGTCAGGCTGCACTCGACGTGGCGAAGGGCCTCGTGAACTTCGCGGCGGCCGACGCCGTGACCCGGTGCAAGGTGACGTTGCTCGTCGGTGCGCTGCTCGACCTCGACACGGTGCTCGAAACGACCGACGACACCATCTGACCGACGACGTGCAAACGGGAGGATAGAAGCACATGACCGACACGACGACGCAGCCCGCGGCCGGTGGGACGCCCCCAGCCGCACTGCCCAACAACTTCGTAGGGAGCGCGACGGGCGAACGCATCGCCCTGGCGGCCGAACCGCCTGCCGGTGCACCGCCCGCCGCACCATCCGCGACACCACCCGCGGCGGCAACCCCGCCTGCGACACCGACGAACGGCGGCAACGGTTCCCGTGCGGCGGCCCCGACCGACGGATCGCTCGCGGCACGGCTCGAACGTGCCCGGCGCAAGGCGCGCGAGGACGTGTTGCGCGAACTCGGGGTTGACGACCCGACGAAGATCAAGGCCGACCTCGCCGAGCTCGCGCGGCTGCGCACCGAACGCGAGAAGGCCGACCGCGAGAAGATGACCCGTGAGCAGCAGCTTCAGGCCGACCTCGAAAAGGAACGCAAGACCCGCGAGGAACTCGAAGCGAAGCTGCACGAGGAGGCGATCGCGCGGGTGTACGAACGGCAAGACAACCTCATCATCGACATCGCCCGGCGGCACGTCGACGGGGCGACGAGGCTGAAGCTCGACACGGCCCGCCGTGCGTTCGCCGAGTACGTCGAGGGGCTGCCGAAGCAGCAGGTCGCCCGCATGAACGAACGCGACATCGACCGGTGGTTCGCCAAGTTCGTGAAGGACAACCCGTGGCTCGCCCCGGCAATACCCGCGGCACCGCCCCCTGCCCCGGTGCGCAAGCCCATCACGACGACGACCCCGGCGGCGAAGGCGAAGCCCGCACCGCCCCCCGCACCGCCGTCGACCGACCCATCGACGAACCCGCAGGGCAAGACGTTCAAGCCCGGTCAACCGAACTCGATGACGCGAGCCGAAGTCACGGCCGAACTGAAGCGACGCGGCATGCGCGGCTGGCGGTAGGTATTCAATTCGCCCGATAGACGACGGCCCCGACGCGGCGACGTGTTCGGGGCCGTCGTCTATCGGGCGCACGGATGATCGATCATCCGTGCGCTTGACTCGCACCGGTTGACGGTGGCACCCTTCCGTTGTTGGCGTAGCGCAGGCACCCACGCGGCACACCGGCGGTCAACAGGTGGAACGCCCCGACGCGAAGCCCGAATCGTTCGACCCATTCACAAGGAGAAGCGCGATGTCAGGTGGACTTGTTCTCGGCGTTCCCCCCGCGGTGCTGCAACTCGTGCAGCAGGGACTGTTGGAGCGCGCCTTCCACGATGGTCTGTTCCCCGCCCTCATGTACCGTTCCGAGGCAGTCGCCGAGGAATGGGGTGCCAACACGGGCACCGAGATTTTTATGTCGCGGCCCGGCCTGCTGAAGCCGATCGTCAAGCCGATCGCACCGGGCACCGACCCCGTTCCGCAAACGGTCAGCTACGAGCAGTGGGTCGCGCGGCTCGCCCGGTACGCGGGCACGATCGACACCCACATCCCCACGTCGGTCGTGGCGAACGCCGACCTGTTCCTGCGGAACATTCACCAGCTCGGCTTGCAGGCCGGGCAGTCGCTCAACCGCATTCCGCGCAACGAGCTGTTCAGGGCGTACCTGAGCGGGCAGACGCTCACGATTGCCCCGGCGCTCGCCGGTGCGACGACGATCCGCGTGGCTGCCCTCAACGGCTTCACCGATGTCGTCGTGCCCGGTGCACAGGTGCGGCCGAACCCGGTGAGCCCGGCGACCCCGCTCGCCATCGGCATCGTCGGTGTCGCGGGCACGCGCAACGTCATCGGGTACACGCCCGACGACCCCGACGACCCGTATGGCCCCGGCACGCTGCTGCTCGACGCCGCGCTCGGTGTCGGCATCGGTGCGCGCACGCCCGTCGTGTCATCGCAGGCACCCCGCGTCATCCGGTCGGGTGGCGGTCTGTCGGTCGACGCGATCGGTGCGGCCGACACGTTCACCCTTCAGGACGCCATCAACGCGGTCAACCGGCTGCGCAAGGCGAACGTGCAGCCACACGAGGATGGGTACTATCACGCCCATATCTCGACCGACGGCAACTCCCAGGTGTTCACCGACCCGGCGTTCCAGCGCCTCAACACCGCGTTGCCCGACCACACGTACTACCAGGAGGCCTTCATCGGCACGATCGCGGGCATCGCGTTCTTCCTCAACAACGAGTCACCGGACCACGCGAATGCTGGCGACCGCATCGCGACGGGCACCAACGCCTTCTACTCGCAGGACATCGGTGCCGAGACGACGAACGATTCGGGCATCAACATCGGTCGCATCATCGTGACGGGCCGTGGTGCGCTCGTCGAGAAGTACCTCGACGAGAAGCAGTACGTGACCGAGGCCGGTGTGACCGGCAAGGTCGGCGAGTTCACGGTCGTCAACGCGGGCATCGAAGTGCAGACCGAACGTGTGCGCCTCATTCTGCGTGCGCCCCTCAATCGCCTTCAGGACGTGGTTGCCGCGTCGTGGAGCATCACCACCTCGTTCCCGGTGCCCAGCGACGTGTCGTCGGGCGGCCCCGAGCGGTACAAGCGCAGCATCATCATTGAGCACGCGCTCGACTAACCCCACCGGTGCCCGACGGATGATCGATCATCCGTCGGGCGACACCGCCCGCCCCGTTGTCGTGGTAACATCGGGGCATGACCCCGACCAAGATTCTCGTGTTGGTGCCGGTTGCGTTCGTGCACGACGGCATCGCCCAGGTATGGCGACCCGGCGACGTTGTGAACGCGGCCGACTATCCGCAGGCGTTCATCGACGACCTGTGGCTACAGCTCAGCGCAGCAAACAAGGTCACGTCCTACGACGTGGCACCGTTGCCGCTACAGCAGGCGGTCGATGCCGTGGTGGCGTTGCGGCTGCGCGGTGGTGACGTGGAAGAGGGGGCGTCATCGGCACTGCTGTTCCAGGCGCTCGTCGGTGGAGTGCCATGACCGAACTGAGGGCATGGGCCGACCGGGTGGTTGGTGATGCCGCGGTGCCCGACGTTCGACAGCAGACGGACTACACTTGTGGCCCGTCGGTGCTTGCGGCGGTGTTGCGGTACTTCGGCCGGGCGGTGCCCGAGGTGACGCTCGCGGCCGAGGCGGGCACGACACCCGAGGACGGCACGATGTTCGACGCGATGGCGCGGGTGCTTCGCGCGCACGGGCTCACGGTCGAACCGTCGTCGACGCTCGACCCCGCCACCATCAAGCGGTTGCTCGCCGACGGGGCGCTCGTCGTCATCGCGTTGCAGGCGTGGGATTCCGAGCTACCACCGCTCGGTGGGTACGCAGCCGAGTGGAACTCGGGCCACTACGTCGTGCCGGTCGCGGTCGACGACGAGGCGGTGCTATTCGAGGACCCGGCGGTTGCAGGGCGTCGTGCGTTCCTCACGTTCGAGGAGTTCGGGCAACGGTGGCACGATGTCGACGCGGGCGGGGTGTACCCGCGCGGATTCGGCCTTATTGTACGAGGCACCGGCCCGGTCGTCTGGCGACGGCGGGTCGGGCGACTTGCCCCACCGGTTCGGATGGGGTGATATGAGGCAGGAGGTGCATTCAATGCGCAAGGCAACCGGACAGGACGACAAGAGCGAGAACGTGCAAGTGCTTGGCAACGGCCCAATCCCCGACGTGCGGCTCGACGATCCGTCGGCGATGACCGCGGGCACGGTCGGGTCGGCGGTCATCGCCGACCCCGACGCCGAAGCCGAAGCCCCGAAGCCGAAGTGGTATCGCGTCATCAAGGGCGGCATCGTGCTCGATGGCGGGTTCCGCGCACGGCTCAAGGAGGGCAAGGAGATCAACAGCCTCAACTACAACATTCGGCGGCTGCAACAGCAGGGCATCATGTTGCAGGAGTTCGACCCCGCCGACGAACCGGTGTCGATGTTCGGTTGATGCCGTGAAGGAGGTGCCGTCGTGCCGCTCACCGAAGACGAGAAGGTCAAGATTCGCCACCACCTCGGGTTCCTCAACGTGGCCGAGGCGATGACGTTCGTGTTGGGCACGCCCGCGGCTGTCGAAACGCAGTTCCTGGTCGAGGGCGCGATGAACCGCGTGCTCGAATCGGCGCTCGTGCAGGTACGACGGCACGTCCAGATCCTCGACACAATCGAACAGCAGAAGATCGACGACCTCGAATTGCTCGCCGTCACCAAGGTCGGCGAGATCGAGATTCGGCAGGATGAACAGGAGGCGCTCGACCGGCAGTACGAACGGTGGCAGGCCTCCCTCGCGAACCTTCTCGGCATCTACCCGAACCCGTGGGACAAGCGCAACGAGTCGGGATTCAACGTGCCGGTCATGCACGGGTAGGAGGCGGTCATGCGTCGTGAACTGAAGGCGGTCGGGTTGTACGTTGCCGGGCATGTTCAATTCGCGCTCGCGGTGCTCGGGTTAGTGGTCGTCGGGGCGATGACATGCACCCCGAAGCAGCGAACCATCGCGCGCACGGTCATCGACGTGGTTGAGGCCGTGTGCCTCGACAGCCCGACCCCGCGCGATTGCCTCGCACGCACGCATTTGGCGATGTCCGCGCAGCCGGGGTTCGACACGCCCGACGCGGGCGGCATCGTCGACCCATTCCCATCGGCATCATCATCGGCGAGCGCGGTGCCAACGACACCGGTGCGACCGCCCGCACCCGCCGGGAGCCCGTGACATGCCGCGGCCGCGACCGCTCACGCCGAACGAAGCGTCGCGCACGCTCGCGAACCGGCTCGGTGTGCGGCTTGCGCCGCGCATCCGGCAGCTCGCAACCAAAT